GAGAGGATCTGCTTCGACTTCTTCGCCGCCTGCCTCAACGTCTTCTCCGCCTGCTTCGGCATCAAGACCAAGCTCGTCCCCTCCGGGGGCGCCCATATCGCCGCCCTCTTCTTCATCGGGAGCTGCCTCTTCTTGTTCATGAAGACGCTCTACAAATCCACCACTAAGGGCACCAATGTTAGCAAACTTCATCATTTTTCTAATTTCTGATTCGTTTAAAAGCTGTTTTTTCATGTTTTTCTCCTAAGATGCTCTTTTGGCATACAATGTAAATAGACCTTTAATCTAATAAATTCCTTTTTTTAATTAAAACATATCACTAATTTTATTTATTACCTGATCCTGAATTTGTTTCACTCGCACATAGCTCATGCCTAGGCGATCTGCAACTTCCCGAAGAGTCATGGCATCATTTTTATTTATACTCTCTAGAGTGCAATTAAGATCTGTTTCGTAATCAATCCAATAGCGGCAATCCTCTATAGGGCATGAAGTATTTAACTTCTTGCAAGTTTCTAGGCACTTCATTATAAATTAGTCTCCGTTTCAATTATATCAAATATATTTTCTAACTCGTCCGCCTCTAGCGCAAACGACTTTTTTGTCTTCTCGGTATTTTTTTTAATTTCAGATATCTTTTTTCTTTTTTGTTTGCCTTGAATTTTGTATTTTTCCTTGCACGCATCGAGAAAAGAGGAAATAAGCTCATCTTGTTCAATGTAGCCGCTTATCATCATCCTAAAAAATTGTGACTGTGTGATACCGTCAAATTCACATCTGATTCTTAGCCTGGTTTGCCTATCAGAACTGTCATAAAACATGATTTTTTTACGATCAGACGAAGTCGGCGTCGTAGGATCTTTCATTTGTGTCTCCACAAGATGTGTGTGTTACTTTCTGTCTGTCCTGAACTTGTTTGTAAGACGAAAGATGCTTTTCCTCGAAGCTCCTCCAAGCTTCGCGCGCCAGAATAAGACAGGCCACTGCGAATGCCACCAACAATATTTTCAAGCAGATCTTTAACACCACCCCTATACGGAACGGTGGTGGAGACACCTTCGGGAGTTGAGGAAGAACCACGCCATGCGTTTTGGGCCGCTGCGCTTGCCATACCTCGATATACTTTGTATTTTTTTCCCGTGTTACCAACAAAAACCTCGCCAGGAGTTTCTTTAGTGCCAGCTAACATCGATCCAACCATTACAAAATCTGCGCCTGCTGCATATGCCTTGACCATATCGCCGGTTGTCTTGATGCCACCATCAGCAATTATTTTTACGTCATAAGTAGTACGAGAACAATCTAAAATGCTTTGAAAAGTTGGAATTCCATGTCCAGTAACTAATCTTGTTGAGCATATTGAGCCTCCTCCAATACCAACACGTATAGAGTCAGCTCCCCAAGAGGCTAATGTATCAAAAGCTTCTAATGTCGCCACGTTGCCGACCATCAAATGCACTTTGTCTCCAAGAATATCGCGAATTCTTGTCATTGCATTTTTTACCAACGAGTGGTGGCCGTGGGCTACATCAATACAAAGCACTCTAGCACCTGCATTGTACAAAGCCTGTGCCCTTTCTTCGTAGTCGCCAGTAACTCCAATAGCAGCCGCAACTGTCATTTGGCAGTGTTTCCTCAGACAATTGGAAACAATTGCTGCCTGTTCTTGCACGGTGTTATATCTATGTATGATGCCCAATCCACCGCCAGAGGACATGGCCAGTGCCATTTCTTCTTCGGTTACTGTGTCCATGGGGCTAGATATCACTGGTAGTTTTAAATATATATCTTTGTCCAATTGGTTGCCGGGTTCGATAGACCACCTGCTGTCAATGTCGCTAAACTTCGGTTCCAGGAGTACATCGTCGAAAGAGTATGTTTGTTTAAAATCCATTTGGCAACCATTCCTCGTCGCGAACTAGTTTTGCGATGCTATCATTTTTTCTTGGATGTTTATCTCTCATATCTAAATCTGCCACTGAGGTTTTTTGTTTTTCTTCTTTATCAGTTGAGCCCAGGGCTCCTGAACCTCTGTTGGATATAGTTATGTCCTCATCATACAAGAGACCAGACTCATCCTCTCTAACTCTAAAGTGTATCACCGGCACAAGCACCAACTGTGCGATCTTCGACCCCCTTTCGACAAACTGAGTTTCGGTGCCGATATTGTGTAAATCAATAAAAACCTCGCCGTCATAGCCACTGTCAATAATATGCGCTCCGACGATTAAAGATCTTTTGGCCCCCATGCTTCCACGATTGCATGCTTGTAGCATATAACCATGTGGAATTCCGAACTTTAGGCCGGTTTCTAACATCATATTTTGACCCGGTTCAATTTTTGCAACCGAGACATCTGGGCTGGATGGACAATAAAAAACGTCCAAGCCCGCATCGCTTGGATTTGCTCTTTCTGGCTGCTTCGCATCAACCCTCTTCGTGAATTCTAAGATCATCTTGTATCTCCTCTATTAGTTTATTTGCTTTATCCCAGCACTCTGGGCAATAAAGCCTTACAAGTTTTTCTTGCTCTCTAACAACAACGTTCCAAGACATTGCGTGTTCTTTTGAAGACTTATCAAACGGCTTTTGACACGCGGCGCATTCGTCGTCTAGCATGTCAAACATCATAAGTTTTTTAGCCATCTTTTTTTCTGCTTTCTTTTGCGTCTTAAGTGCGTTGCGCTGCATCTTTCTTTTTAAACTTCCCATGTTTATCCTAACAGTTTGAATGTATGTCTGATCGACCTAGTGCTAAATCCCCAATCCTCACTGTAGTCTAGCTTGGCCGCGTATGGTCGATTAATGTGTATCTCGTCGCCTTCTCTAACACCCCAGCATTTAATAGCTACCGATGAAGAAGAGTCGTCAATAACTTTAACAATCCAATAAGGTTTGCCATTTTTTGTCGTCTTAGGAATAATCTCTCGTGGAATAAACCAGGCGACTCCAAGATCCCTATCCCAAGAGCCGATAGGTGGTACCATATATCTTTGGATCGATTCTCTAATCGCTTTTGTCATAACCAAGTCGAATGGAAAGATACCAGTTAGGGAGGAGACGTGCTCGATCTTTTCTTCAATCGAGAAGTCTTGCTCTGCCGCATGTTCCTTGATCTTCTCATCTAGTTTTTTGGCGGTTTTGGGCCTGTCCTGCACACAAGTCATCCAGAAATGTTTGCAGCCGTTAAAGCGTTCGTCAATTAAACCATCTAAAGCACCGGAACGACAAAGCACGTCAAGTGACTTTTTATTAAGCTTTGACTTCTCATTAAACAACAGCTCTTCAACTGTGTTGTAAGGCCGATGGTCGATGATTTGCTGTACAGCTTTGTCACCCAGCCCCTTGATAGAACTGAATGGCTGGATGAGAGTCTTCCCATCTTCATCAATTTCCCATTGCGCTGTAGATGTATTTATGTTGATATTCTTGATGCGGAAGCCATGTTTCTGCGCCAAGCTGATAGCAGCCTCCTTGCGAGATTCTGGTTCTTTATCTAGGAACGCCGCTGTCCAACACTCTGGATAATAATTCAATAGCCAAGCACACTGAAAAGAAAGAATACTATAGGCGACAGCATGAGACTTATTAAAGCCATATCCGCTAAAGTATTCGAAGTTTCTCCATAGCGCATCGGCTGCTTCTCTATCGATCGATTTATCAACACAGCCTTCAATAAATCTTTGTCTGATATCTTCTTTTTCTTCAGCACCTTTATCTGACCCCTTCTTCGTCAAGAGCTTCCTGAGTTTGTTGCCCTCTTCAAGAGATACGTTCTTGCCTAGCTTGTGAGCCAGCAGAGCGATCTGTTCTTGAAAGATCATAAACCCTGCCGTTTCCTTTGTTACCTCTTCAACAACATCACTCAGATATCTTACATTCTTCTCTTTCTTCGCTTTGACGTACGACTTGTCAACGCCAGCGCTCAAAGGGCCCGGGCGATAGATAGAGGTAATAGCTGAAATGTCGATGATGTCTTTTGGTTTAACTTTGCGAGCTAGCCTTTGCGCGCCTGCATTTGTAAACTGGAACACACCAACAAACTTGCCCTTATGAAAGATATTACGATATACTTTTTGATCGTTTAGGTCAATTTTTTCAGGGTGAAGGTTTTCGTCATAGTAACGTTTAATATCTTCAAAAGTTGGGTTCTCAATACCATGATGGCGCTTAAGGACGTGTCCCACGGCAGATTCGATCATCTCTAATGTTGAAAGGCCTAGGATGTCAAACTTGATAAAGCCCAGAGGCTCAAGATGACGCACGTTCATGCCTTCAGACCAAGGAGTTTGTACAACGCCTCCTGAACAAATCAAAGGCATATACTTGTCTAAGTCTTCTCCAATCACCACTCCACCGGCATGTCGACTAGTTGATCTAACCTGACCGACGAGCGCCTCGACATGTGTCTTAATGTGCGGATACTTCTTCAAGAACTTGTTTAGAGACTCTGAATATTCCATCACTTCTTCAAAAGTTGGAACATAGACACCAGCGCGAATGCCATGCTTGGCCTTGGCTTTAGGTGTAGCCTCCTTGACCATGCGGCTTGTAACTGGATTAACCTCTGTGAACGGCACTTTGTAGAACTTACTGATGTCTTTGATCAAAGACCGCAGCTGCAGAGTGTTGAAGTTGGAGATGGGTACAACAGTTGTCTCACCCCATTCTTTAGCCAAGATCTCTTTAAGGCCAAACGCGTCGCTCACATCGTAATCAATGTCTGGATAATCCTTGGCATCAGATCTCAGAAACCTACTAAACAGAAGCCCGTACTTAATTGGGTCAACTTGTGTGATTCCTAAAACATAAGACACGAGAGAACCTGCGGTT